TAATACATCGCTCTTAATTGATTGCATTTTTTCTGGGTCTGGTACTCCGTTGTTAAAATTAACGACTTTAGTGCCACTAAATCCATTTATACAATCATTTATAAGGTAATCTCCTATTTCATCCTCTAACACAGCGTAAGGCATCGCAGAAGACCAGTCTGGACTACTATAATAGTACTTTCCAGCTTCGTATGGCTTTAAAACATACATTTCTACTCCATTTGCTTTACCAAACCCAAATGCTGGTATTCTTTCTGGTTTTTCTGTAGGTTTTAAGTTACCCCAGTTGTTTGAGTAGTACCAACCTTCTATTTCTCCTTCATCGTTGCATTTTTCTGCTCTTAATGTTTCCATTGGGAAGTGGTGTACCTCTTTTACTCTACCATCTTGATAAACTAATTGAAATGCAGCCATTCCTAATACTTTGTAGTCATTTATGAATTTTCTTAAATCAGACTTTTTGAATAATGACATCATTTGAGCATATTGCTCTGGTCTTTTGTCTGCATCGTGTGCTGCAAGACCTTTACCATAAATCATATTAGAAATACCTATAGTAATTGCTCTACAAGTCGTTGAGTTATTGTTTACATCAATTATGTAATTAAAGTAGTCGTTATCTACCCCATACTGTACCCAATCTTTATTTTTTAACTCTACAACTTCTGGTGCTGTATAGGCTGCAAGTTTTGTTACGAAAAATTCGCTCATATTACTACGTATTCGTTAGTTGTTGCGTTTTCTGTATATACATCTTTATTGATACTATATGTACTAATAGTTTGGTCTGTACAGAATATATTGTCTTTATAAACTACGCTTGTTCCATTTAAAACAGATAGTGTATAAAATGTTCCTTCTTTTAAGACTGGACTAAACGTTACATTGCCTTGTAAATAGTATTTATTTGTAGCAAATGTTAAACCAGAGTATGTTACTGGTGTGTTTGTGTCTTGGTCTGTAATAACAATACTATCAGCAGAATATTCTCTAGGAATAAACTTTAATTGTTGTGCGTTTGCACTTGTAGTTAGTATTATCATTAAAAGCTTTTTTAAATAACAAAAAAAGGGCAAAAGTGTTTTATATAAAAAAAGGGTACTCCAAAGAATACCCCTAATTTAAGAAAAATGTATAAAAATTAACTTCCTACAACAACAACAGTATTAGTAGTATCTCCAATAATTGCAGAGTCTACAAAAAATGCTGGTGCTTTTTCAGTTCCAGTAAAAGTTATGTTATAGCCATTTAAATCTCCCATAGCTGCTCCAGTAGCTGTATTAACAACACATTCACATCCATTTTCAATTCCAGCTAAAAAGTAATTCCCATTGTAATCTTGTACGATTACTTGAGGTCTACCATAACTTAATAATTTTAATTCTTTACGAGTTGCAAGGTCTTGTTTCTTTAAAACTATCGTTCCAGTTTGTGTCCAGAATGAAGTTCCATTTTCCCTTGAGTTCTCGTTTGTTTGTTCGAAAGAGTTAGCTCCTTTTAAGTCGTATTTGTAAAAAGTTAAAGGAGATGCAAAAGCAGTAATTTCATCATCAGTTCCAAATGTAGCAGTTCCTAATAAACCACTCGTGTAATTTGAGATGTAGATTGCTATTATCCCTCCAACCGAGTCTTTACAAGGCTCTAATCTTCCAGCAGTAATATCACAAGACATATGTTTAAGTTTTTTGAGTTAATAATATAAAGGGAGGTTTTACCCTCCCCTTATTTAGTTTAATTATCCAGCGTAGTAAACTACGTCAGCACCTACTCCTATTGCAGCAGCAGCAGTAAATCTCATTACAAGTCTTACGTTTTGACTTCCATCAATTGGAGTCATATCAATTACTCTTACTTCGTTGTAATCGTTAAGTAATCCAGTTGCAAAGAAAAGGTTACTAGATTGAGCAGCCATCATTGTATCATCTGACATTCCTCTACCTACAAAGATTGGAATACCTCCGAAAGATAAACTTCCGTTGTTATACCATTGTGTACCTTTGTTATCAGAACCAGCAGCTCCAATAGTAGCAGTAAATCCACCTAAAGCTCTAATGTATAATTTAGCAGCTTTGTTAGATACGTATAATTTTAAATCTTCTTTTCCGAAAAGTGAATTTGGAATTAAATCCACAACTCTTTGCATTTCATCGATAATGTTAGCAGCAGTTAAAGCAACTGGCGAAGATACATCTAATACTGTTGCATCAGCAGCAGCAAGAGTTTCTAATCCGTTGTATTCTCCAGCTTGTGCGCCACCTAAATTACCAGTCCAGATATTAGTTTCGTTAGCAGCAGCAACTTTAGATGCTACGTGTCCTACTAAATAATCAGCGAATGATGTAGGTAATCCGTTTGGATTGAATGCAGAATATCCCATTTGGATAGATTCCCAAGTGTTGATAAAGTCAGACTTACATAATTGTAAGTTTACTTGGAATTCTTCTGGTTGGATAACTACTTCAGTTAAATTCACATTTGAACTTGCAGAAAAATCACAAGTACCATCAGCGATTAAGCTTCCAGTTTCAATTCTTTGAATTACTGATTTAAATTTTACGTTTGGCATAACTTCTACACCTCCGTCTTCAATTGTACTTGCGCTTAATAAAGCAGCAGAAATGTACTTTCCAGCAAATTCTCCAGCATAAGTGCTAGTGATGTTTACTGTTGTTGCTAGGTCTATTTTATTTGACATAATTTTGGTTTTTAATTTTTAGTTTTTAAATAATTTAGCAAATACTCTATCTTGAGTACTCATTGGTTTGTTTTGAGCGTAAAGGTTCATTTCTAATTCTCCTTTAGACTCTGGATTGTGTTTAATTGGTTTAGCAATTTCTTGTGTAGATAATTCTACTTCTTTTTCTTCGGAACTTAAGTCTTCTTTATCTTCGTACTTGGCTTTTAATTCTTCCATAGCATCTTCAAGATATTTCATTCTTTCTTCCATTTTACTCATATCCATTGCTTCTTCTTCTTCAGCAGCTTCAACTTCTTCCACAACTGGTGCTTCTACAACTTCTTCTACTACTTCTTCAACTGCTTCTTTAACTTCAGAGATAATACCATCTTCTTCAACAACAACTGTAAAGCCATCATCTAAAAGGTACTCTCCCTTTGGTACTGCAATTCTTTCATCCTCATCTGTTATGATAAAGATTTCTTTACCAGCTTCAAAAGAATCAGCTTCAAAGCGAGTTCCGTTTTCCAACTTTCTCTCCTCTAACTGAACTTCTAAACCTAGTAATGTCTTAACTTTGTTAAGGGTTTCTTTAGAGTTCATATATATTAATTTTAAGTATTTACTTTTTTATTAAACAACTTTAGTTATTTGTTGTTGTAAATTCGTTATGGGTGTGCAGTTACACACTCTGTACAATCACTATAAAGCGTTGCAGTATCTACGTGTTGTTCTCCACTTGTTTTAACTTCTAATACTGTATAACAGTTGCTATGACCAGTATTTTCAAATTCTAAATAATACACATTACCTACAACTAATTGTTGGTTATGTAAATGTATTTCTTTATGCATACTATGACCACATCTTTGTACTTTGTAATAATACTCATCTCCAATAGGAGTTTCTCCAGTTATATTACCAATACCTTGATTTTGTAAATCTCCGTTACAGCATTTAGAATTGTAAGTGCCATCTTTACATAAACAACCTCTTTTACCTCCTTGTGGACTAGTTCTACTTTTTGTTGGTCTCTGATTCCTTGAGTACATCTATTATTTCGTTTAGTAGTTTATCATCTTCGCTTAATTGGTCTTGTTGTTTATCTTGTGGTCTGTTTAGTTTGTCAGCAAAGTAGCCTTCTATTGAAAAACCTTTTACTTTACCTTCTTTTACATAGTTGTTCCAAATATCATCGTTATCAACTTTCATAGCAACCATCCAAGTGCCTATTGGCATATCTAAACCATACTTACGAGATTTATCGTGTACATCATCCTCTACTAACCAAGATTCAACTATAGTCATTCCAGATAGTTTTTCTTCTGTGTGTTCTAAAGTTGCTTGTCCTTGATTACCTCTTTTTAAAAACATTTGCGATGCTTTAGCTACTGTATCTTTAGAAAAGTATATGTAAAACTCGTGGTCTCCAGATTTTCTATATATAGGCTTCTCTGGTATAAGAGCTGCACCCATAAGTAGTCTTTTTTCTTTACTTACTTCTGCAAGTCTTATTTGCTCTTGGTTCTTAAGTGCTATAAAGTCTTCTTCTATTGCTGGAGACTCAACTACTGATATAGCTTCTATTCCAGATAGTTCTTCATTCTCGTCTATTACTAATTCTATTATTTCCATAGTTCTTTTTTTATAAACAATAAATTTTGTTTTTTGTTATATTATCCTAGTGATGCACCTTGTACTATATTGTTTTGTAAACTTTGTGCAGTTGTTACATCTTGACTAACTACAAATGCTTGTACTGGTGCTTGTTGTCCTAACGCTTGTGCTAATTGGTTTGTGCCACTTGTACCTAATATATCAAACGATGGTGTTTGTGCTG